AGTGGGAGAAAATAAGGAATAATTATAAAATAGCAATTAGATATGCGATTGATATGATAGAAATTGGCATGGGGGATATGAGCGAGGTTAGGAGGAGAAATTTAGTTATTGAAGGTAAGGAATATGAGGTTAAGTTTGTAATAGATAGATTTAGGAATAATATGTTTGTAGCGCGGGCGATTGGAATAAACGATAATTTGTGGTTAGAAGCTACGCAAGAAGTTAGTAGTGAAAGTTCAGCGATTGCAAGGATTATGATTAAGGCAGAGATGGAAATTAGAAGGATAAAGGAATAATTGCTAAATTGCCAAATTGATTAATTGGCCTTGGCCAAGATCACGAGATTTATACGCTTCTATCTCCACGAAACGAGATATGTTATATTACTTTATCGTCAAAAGACATGTAAGTAATCCCACACCCGGTTCCATGTATAAATAACATTTACTTATTTCTTCTAACCTAGTTTGGAATATAAAAATGAAAGACGAAGAAAAGGTTGAGGTAGACTTAGGGTTTGACTTCGGGAGTTTGGCGAAGGATGGCTTAGAGGAAAAGGATAAGTGGGAACAGGACTCGGAACCGAGTACGGGAGTACGCGCGAAGGGTAAATATGACAGAAGCCGGCGGGTGGATAATCGAGTTAAGGATAGAATGAACTTACCTACGAATGTATCTGCAGAGCCAATGGGGCGACCGAAGGAAATTTTCGAATCCGACGCGGAGATTATTCAGGAATTTTTCTCTCAAGGAATGTCGGTAGCCGAGGTTGCGAGGCAAATGGGTGTTGGGTTACTTACGATTAATAAATATATTAAGGAATACCCAGAAATACGAAAAGCTGCGATGGTGGGGAATGAAAGTGCGGTCGGGAGAGTTGAGAGATCATTGTATCAACGGGCAATTGGTGGAACTATCTTCGAGGAAAAAGCTGTTAAGCTTCGTGATAGCGACGGAAGCGAACATGTGAAAATTGTGGAACTTGAAACACCTGTTTTACCCGAAGTAAGTGCAATTAAGTTCTTCTTAACTAATAGGTCTAAGGGAATTTGGGTAGATAAGGTAGAAACTGAAGTTGGAGGTAATATTACAATTACCTTTGATAAAGAAGATAGCGAAGCTTAAAATCATGTTTACATTTACATCTAAACAACAGGATGCTAGAAAGTTACTAAGCAAAAGCCAGAAACATACCTTATTAGTTGGCGGAGCCCGTAGCGGAAAAACGACGATAATTGTAGATAGAACCCTAATTCGTGCAATTAAAGCCCCAGGTTCACGGCATGTTATATTTAAACTTCATGGAAATTCCGCACGGGCAAGTATTTCCTTAGATACACTCCCCAAAGTCGCCAAGTGGCGTAGCCAAGAATGGGGTAGTGGAAATTTATTAAAAGAACATCGGAACGACGGATTCTTCGAAGTAATTCCTACTGGAAGTGAAATTTGGGTAGCGGGACTTGATGATAAGGAACGGGTTGATAAAATCCTAGGTATGGAATTCGCCACGATTGACTTTAACGAATGTTCCCAAATCCCCTATAGCTCAGTTACCACAGCGCTAACGCGATTGGCACAAAAGGTAACTGATATTAATGGAAAATTACTCAAACCCCGCGCGAATTATGACTTAAATCCCGTTAGCACCGCCCATTGGACTTATAAATTATTCATCGAAGGTCTCGACCCGGTTACTAATAAGCCCTTAAGCGAGGAAGTTCGTAAAGACTACGCCTGGATGAAAATAAATCCAGAAGATAATGAAGAAAATTTGCCCGAGGGATTTATCGAAACTACGCTTATGGCATTACCTGAGCGCCAAAGACTTAGATTTCTTAGCGGGGAATATTGTGCCGAGGTTAATGGGGCACTTTGGTCTATTGAAAACCTAGAAGCTGGACGGGTTGACTTCGCACCTCCACTTAAGAGAATAGTAATTTCCATAGACCCAAGTGGGCATAATGGTGATGAGAATAGTAATAACGATGCTATTGGCATAAATGCTTCTGGCCTCGGCTACGATAATCACATATATGTCTTGGAAGATTTAACCTGTGAACTAAGTCCTGAAGGTTGGAGTAGATTAGCCGTTAAGGCTTACAAGGATTACCACGCAGATATGATAATAGCCGAGGGTAACTTCGGCGGGGATATGGTAAGAAGTGTTATTCGCAGCGCTGACCCTTATGTTCCAATTAAATTAGTAAGGGCTTCGCGAGGTAAAAAACAGCGAGCAGAACCCGCTGCTGCATTATATGAACCAACTCAAGTTAATGGCGAAAAAGTAATTCGCGTCCATCACGTCGGTGATCCAGATAGGTTTAGGTTCCTTGAAGAAGAATTATTACTATTTAGCACTTCTGGGTATCAGGGTGCGCGAAGCCCAAACCGTGCTGACGCATGTATTTGGAACATTACCGAACTTTTACTAGACGATATGCCTATCTCTTGGCAACAAACAGCGTTGGTGATTTAAATGGCAATACCTGATTTAGAAATCTCAAATAGCAAATCCGACGTTTCCACGCGAAGTTCAGCTATTTCGCGCATGGCCGAGAATTGGCCAATGATAGAAGCACTTTGCGCTGGTACGGGGGCTATGCGAAAGGCTGGAATTACCTATCTCCCTCGCTGGCCAGCCGAGGATATAGATGCCTATAAGTCTCGGTTAAAATCCGCAGTTCTATTCCCTGCATTTTCGCGAACTACCGAAGTTATGGCAAGTAAACCAGTATCTAGGGATATCTTAGTTAGTAAAATCACGCCCGAGGTTGAGGCGACTTTTGAATATTTCGGTGGAACTGGAATTACACTTCATGCATTTGCCTCGCAACTCATGTTAGAATGCATGAGACCCGGCCTTTGTGGCGTCTTGGTCGATTACCCAGACGTAACTGATAATATAACAAACCTCGCCGATGAAAAAGCATCTGATAATAACCCCTATTGTGTTATTTATAAATCCAAATCAATCCTTGGCTGGCGAGTTGAGAAAAATAAACTAACCCAGGTTAGATTATTCGAATGCTTCTGCGAACCAGATGGGGATTTTGGCGAAACTCCTGTAGAACAAGTACGTGTTTTATACCCTGGATATTGGGAAATTTACCGAAAAGTATTGGATAAGGATAATAAGTTATCCTGGCAGGTATTTTCCCAGGGAACTACTAGCCTTGATGTTATTCCCTTCGTATTCTTTTACGGAATATACGAAGATTTTGGAATTGGTAAACCACCCTTACTTGATTTGGCATATCTAAACATCGAACATTGGCAAAGTAGCTCAGACCAGCAAACCATTCTTCACGTAGCGCGAGTTCCTATCTTATTTGCACGTGGATTGCCTGACGATCAGCAATTAGTTATAGGAAGTGGGTCGCTTACGAGAACTACTGCGCAAACTGCTGAACTTAGATATGTGGAACATTCAGGCGCGGCAATAGGCGCTGGACGGCAAAGTTTAGTAGACCTAGAAGATCGCATGAGACAAACCGGAGCGGAGTTGGTAGTCCAAAAATATGTTGAAACAACTGCCACACAAACGTCAAATGACACCGAAGCTAATAGATCAATCCTTCAGCGTATAACTGAGGTTTTTGAAGAAAGTCTAGAACAATGCATTGACCTAATGGCAAAATGGCTCGGGCAAGATATTGAATCAGAAGTAGATATGCATAAGGACTTTAATTCAACAGCGCTTAGCACGCAATCCGCACAAATCTTGCTAGAAGCTGAGGATAAACGAGTTATATCTAAACAAACTGCTTTCGAAAGCTTGCAAAGACGGGATATTATAGATCATAATATTACTTGGGAAGAGGAGGAAGAGAGATTAGAAGAGCAGATGGAAGATGAGAAGGAAAATGAAAGTGAAAATGAGGATAATAGTGAAACTGAAACTGAAACCGAAACTGAAGATGACTTAAGTAATAAACCTAAACCTGAATCAAAATCTTCTTCCAGTAAGTCTGAAGAAGATCAGGTAGTTTCCAACACTAATCATAGTTAACCTAGGTAAATGGAAATTTACCAACTGTTATGCAGAAGCATAACTTAATCGAGCGGAAGCTCAGGAGAGTAAAATGAAGCTAAAAGTTGACGATTCCGGAAATGCTATTTTATCCGAAGGCAAGCCAGTTTATATTCACGAGGATGGCCGGGAACTTCCTTTCGACGCACCTGCGGCCATGAAGAAAATTAGCGAACTTAATGGTGAAGCCAAAGGCCATCGGGAAAAGGCTGATAAGTTCGAAAATATGTTAAAAACATTTGATGGAATTGACCCGGATAAAGCCAAGAAAGCACTTGAACTCGCGAGTACCTTGGATGCAAAAAAATTAATTGAAGCTGGCGAAGTTGAGCGAGTTAAAGAAGAAGCTAAGAAAGCCTATCAAGATCAGCTAAACTCAGTTAAAGCCCAATTCGACCCGATAATAGCTGAAAGAGATGCGCTTAAGAATAAGCTCATATCCGAGAGTATCGGCAATGCATTTAGTCGCTCGAAGTTTATAAGTGATAAATTAATAATTCCCGCTCAAATGGCGCAAGCTACATTCGGTAGTGCTTTTCGCGTAGAAAATGACACTATCGTCGCCTACGGCCCGGATGGTAATAAGATTTATTCAAGTGAACGCCCGGGTGAATTAGCAGGATTCGATGAGGCACTAAATATCCTTATCGAGCGATATCCGTATAAGGATCAGATTATTAAGAGTTCCGGTAGACGAGGTTCTGGTGCTAACGGTAGCGGAAGTGGCGGAACTGATAAAGTAGTTTCTCGTGATGTTTTCGCCAAGTTCAATCCTCGTGAGAAAATTGACTTCTTTAAGCATGGTGGTACTCTAACTGAGTAATATTAGGTAATAGATATAACTAAGTAAAAATAATCTATTACCAAGTCAACCCTTGGATTAGGGTTGACGCTTAGGTCGGATGACCTATTAACTGGCCTTTGTGGTCAACCCTAATTTCAAGGAAATTGAGAAATGGCTAATACCCTTACGAACCTTATCCCTGACTTGTACGAGGCACTGGATGTTGTCTCGCGCGAGCCTGTTGGCTTTATCCCTAGTGTAACTTTGCTTCCTAGTGCTGAACGCGCGGCACTTAATCAGACAATTCGTGTCCCGATTACTGAAGCGCAGCAAGCCGAGGATGTATCTCCCGGTCAATTGCCGCCTGATACTGGCGATCAGACGATTGATAATCGTACCATTACGATTAGTCGTTCCAAAGTCGTCCCGTTTAGGTGGACTGGTGAAGAAGAGAAGGGCTTAAATACCGGTCCTGGCTTTCCTAACATTCGTGTTAACCAAATTTCTCAGGCGTTCCGCACGCTCAGTAATTTGATTGAAGTGGATATTGGTAGTTTGCATACGCAAGCTAGCCGAGCTTATGGAACTGCTGGAACGCCTCCGTTCGCTAGCGATCTTAGCGATACCGCCCAAGTTCGTAAAATCCTTACGGACAATGGCTCGCCCCTCACCGATCTTCAGTTGGTAATTGATACTACGGCTGGTGCAAAAGTTCGTAGCCTCGCGCAGTTAACCAAGGCTAACGAAGCGGGAACAACTGAACTCCGTGAAGTTGGTAAGTTGCTCGATATTCATGGGTTTACACTTCGCGAATCAGCTGGTGTAGCTACTAGTTCCATCGGTACAATTACCGGAACCGTTACCGGAAGTGCCGCTAAAGGCGCGGTGTCTATTACGCTTACTACTTCATCTGCATCTGGTGTTGCCCTAATTGCTGGCGACATTGTTACATTTGGCGATGGCTATAAATATTTAGTTGTCTCCAATTGCACGATAGGCGCTAGCACCACTGGTACGTTGACTATTGCTAATCCCGGCTTACGCGCCACTATTAGCTCTGCCACCCCAGTTGTCTCTGCTGCTAGTGTTAGAAACTTCGCATTTAATCGTGGGGCGATCGTATTAGCTTCTCGTATGCCTGCACTTCCTGAAGGCGGCGATATGGCTATCGATAGTGCTGAAATTACCGATCCTATTTCGGGGATTACATACGAAATTCGCATGTATGCTCTGTATAGACGGATTCGGTATGAAATTGGCCTCGCTTGGGGCTATAGCCTAATCAAGCCTGAACATTCGGCTATTCTACTCGGCTAAAGTTAATAAGAGGGAGGTTAATAGCCTCCCTCTTTTGCAAGGAGATGAAAATGCCAGTTGGACTAATTAAAATTCGGAAACTAAACGAGCCTGATTTATTTATCCATCCAGTTGCGCTAAATGAGCATTTGAAACTTGGGTGGGAAGAAGCGGTTGAAGAAGAAATTAGTTACGAAACCCCTGCCGAGGTTAAAGAGAAATTAGTAGAAGCTAAACCTAAAACTAAACCTTTTGTTCCTCCAAAAATACTCGTTGATATTTAGGTGAAATCATGGCGTTAACAGATGCACAAAAAGCTGATGTTAGGCGATGGATGGGATACCCACAAGTTGGCACTAACGTATCAGTTGGACCTTACCATGATTTTGCCTATGGCTGGGTACTCCCTGGCGTTTGGGAAACTCTAGTAACTCTTTTAGATAATTTATCTTCCGAGAATGAAACTATACTAGTTAATAAATTCCTAGTAAAACTAGACACTCTCGAAGATGCGATAACTACGGCGAGTGATAACTTAGATACTAGCTCGGCAGCAGTTTGGGTGCATAATCCAAACGAGATTGATGATAGATTTAAGTTATATCGTAAGTGGAGGTTGGAGTTATGTTCTTTTCTTGGCATTGCTCCCGGACCTTATTTAACCCAGGGAAACCAAATAATCAGGTGTTAATATGAGCAAATCTCATCCAGGTTTTAACTCCGTTTCTACTAAAATTGCTAAGAAAGAGGGAATTAGTAAGGAAAGCGCGAATGCAATACTTGCAAGTTCATCTAGGAATGCTAGTAAGAGTGCCAAAAGAGCTAATCCTAAGTTAAAGAAAGTTAAGTGATAGGAACAATTATCATGACAATTGTTTGTGGTATTCATGAAAAAGACATAGGTACATTTATTGGCAGCGATTCTAGAGTAACAAATAGATCAGTAGTAGTAACAGACAACATGCCCAAATGGATAAATATCTCTGGAACTAAATTTTGGGTTGGAATGTCTGGGGATATTAAAGCTTTAGTTTTAGTAGAAAATATAAAACTAGATTCCGAAATATCTACTCCTTGGGAATTATCAAAGATAATTAAAGATGAATTAGATAAAGATAATTGGGTAACTAATACCAATGATACAGGCTCTAAATCTTATGGAATTGGAGTATTAATAGCATCACCTGCTGGTCTATATGATACGAGCGCAGATTTAGCTCCCGTTAGGATTCCTGATAATAAATTTTATGCAGTAGGTTCAGGAAGAGATTTTGCACTAGGCGCTGCGTTTACAAGTAAGAGTAAAGACATTCATAAAATAATAGTCACCGCCATAAAAGCTTCCATTAATTTTGACCCATATTGTGGTGGGGAAATATTTACTAAGTTTATCTGTTAATAATTGGATGAGATATTATGGACGGAGATAAGCTTCAAAACAAGGTTTATGCAGGCTATGCTAAAGCGGCTAAACGCATTGGCTTGATGCATAATATCTATCGTCCGGCTGGTACTGATAATCCAATTACTGCTAGTACATTAATCGATAGCACATATGCTCATTTTACACCTAGTGGAAATTATACACAATTTAACTCTTATGGTAACTCCACTTGGCAAGCCATGCTTGATGGAAATAAGGTAAGTGTAGGCGATTACCTAGTAGGTGAACCTGGGACTTTTTTTATAGCTTCTAAGCAGAAAATATTGCCAATAATGGCAGTTAGTTGTAATCGAACAGTTTCTCTTACACAAGGTGGTGTTAGCGCTGTAGCTATTAATTGGCCGGCATCTGTTCTTAAAGACGCTGTAAGAGGTGATATTACTATTGAAGAAATACCAGGTAATCCAGCTAATCCATCTTGGATGATGCTAATGCCTGAGGTAAATGGAATAACCCCTGAAGTTGCAGATTTAGTTTCTGATGAATTACTTAGGGTTTACTTAATAGATTCAGCCGAGATTAGTGACTTAGGCTGGCGAATTGTTATGAAGCAATCGAGTTTATTGACTACTAGTGTAATACAGCATTACGCGACTGTTATTAACCTTATAGGTAAGATAGTTACGTTTAGACACATGAGTTTTAATGGATTTAATAATCCTGAAACTAATCCTGTTGAAGGAAATATAACTGTTAGTGAAAATACAAATAGTGGTAGTTCAACCATTTCCTTAACATCACCTATTGGTAAATGGATGTTAGTAGCTGGGGATAAGTTTATTATAGCCGGGGATACTACAACATATACAGTTCAGGCTAATTCCATTACGGATGTTAGTATATCTCCTGCTCTAGTTGCCTCAGCTACAGCTGGGACTTCTTGCACATTTACCTGGAAAAATGACTACGAAGTTAAGATTTTAATAAACAAATATGAAACTAAGTTAATTGATAATACAGTAATTTTCTTAACTGATAGCCATGTATTAATGGGAACTATGGATACATCATATAACCTCATTCCAGTTCCAACTAACTTGGATAAGATATTATTTGATACTTATGAGTTAAAAATAATAAGTAGCATAAACGAATACGCTGGTGATATAATTGCGGTTTTTGATATTCAAGCTAGGGCTTAACCTGTAGGTATATTATGTCTAAATGCTATTCCGGAAATGATTTGAACAAGGATATTAACGAATTTATCTCTGCCGAGGTTGAACCTTTTATACTTTCAGTTACCAAATATGCTGCTGAAAGAGCTTATTACCATGTAACAACTATTCCTGTTACTTGGTCCGTGTATAATGACAAGCCCTATTGGACGCAAAATTTTTGGTGGAGTAACTCAATATCTATAAACAATATTGTTAATTCTCCCCTTCCCAAACTCAAAACTCCTTGGCCTAATGCAGGAATAACGTATAATTCTGAGGATGCAAGAATGGGATTGGAAGTTTTAGCAGGTTTACTCCCATATGAACTTGTATATATTTCCAATAGCACTAGCCACGTACAAGATGTGGAAAATCACACAAATATATATGACTTATCTTATGAACTTACGTTAAACGAGGTTAATAGTTCAGATCTTAATAAATTTTCCTCAGGTCCTGCTATTCCTTTTTAATAAAGGCATTTGTTATGGATTTTCATGAAATAAAAATTTCCCTTCAAGATATCATGGAAGCCCAAACTACACCATTACCTGTAGTATTTGAAAATTCGGGTTTCGACCCTAAGATATATGGTAAATCTGGATTTTTTGCCTTCCTAGTTCGTGAGGGCAGTTCGCAAAAACCAGTTAACTGGAAATTTCCTGAAACAAGCGAACAAAGAAAATCAGGTGAAATTCATGTAATAATCCGAGTTCCTCTCGGAACAGGTGATGAAAGTTTAGAAATAGTACTAAGTACAATTAAATCTCTTTTCCTCGGCAAGACAATTACTACATCTAGCGGATTGGTTATTAGAATACAACAGTTCACCGGTGAAATGGCAGAAAAAGACCCACCTTGGTACCAAAAACTAGCAATTTTGCCATTTATTGCTAGTTACAACTAACTCTAAAGGACATATAACATGGCTATTTATTCCTTCGGTGCCGGAACGCTAATTGCTACTCGGCAGGATGTTGCCGGCAGTACGCCGACTAATTTTGGTACTTTGCAGAATGTCTCTGTCGAGTTTAGTGGTGAAAGTAAGAAATTGTTCGGACAGAAACAGTATCCGGTTGCTGTCGCTCGTGGACAGCAGACCATTACTTGCTCGGCCGAGGCTGCTAACTTCAGTGCCAATTTGTTCAATAGCACTTTCTTCGGTGGAACTTTAGCTTCAGGTAGCACAGCCTTGGCTGTTACTGAAGCTGGTAGTATTCCCGCTACTACTACATACACTGTTACGGTTACTAACTCCGCTACTTGGGTTGCGGATGAAGGTGTTACCTATGCGGCCACGGGATTGCCTTTCACTAAAGTAGCTACAACTCCGACAGTTGGTGAGTATAGCGTTGCTGCTGGCGTTTACACGTTTGCTGCCGCTGACGCTAGTCTCGCTGTATTTATTTCCTACACATATACCATTTCCGCCAGTGGCCAGACACTCACTATGACTAACCCACTTCAGGGCATTAACCCCGTATTTAGTGTTGTTCTTCGCCAGCAAGTTACCCTTGGGGGTGGCCTTAAGTGGGCTATGCTGAAGCTTAATTCTTGCGTTAGCTCCAAGCTAACAGCTAGCACGAAACAGGCTGATTTCGGTATTCCGAAGTTTGATTTCGATGCCTTCGCTGATGCTTCCGATAACGTCTTTACTTGGTCGTTTAGCGAGGTGTCATAATGGCTAAGTTATCAATTACACTTGGCGGAAAAGCTTGGGAAATAAACGAGCCTACCGTCTGGGATTTGTACGAAATAGAAGATACTAAGGTAGAAGCTGCCGAGGCTCAGATTAAACTTGATAAATTGGCAGCTTCTTCCGGTATTGATATTTCAATTGAAACACCTGAACAGAGGAATATTAGGTTATCTACCTCGCGTGATGGTAGCCGAATTGCCCTAAAATGGCACGTCGCCTTGGTAAACGCTGCGCTAAATTCTGGCAAAGGCGGAGATGAGACTAAACTAGATGCCAGTAAAATTCCCTTCGCAACTCCTAGTGAATTTGCTATCGCCGCCTATGATATCCTAGTTTACATCGGACAAATCAAGCCGGGGGAAGCAAAAGCTCAGTCATAAATTCTGATAACATTCGGATTGACTGGGCAAATATATTTGGTAAGCTAAGCTGCGTAGCAAACATGAGTTGGAAAGATATAAAGCAGTTAAAATGGCGAGAACTGGAAATCATGTTAGAATACTGGTCTCACCATCCAACTGTTCATGAATTGCTGGCGTTGTACATGGGAATTAAGATAGAAGATACAAGCCCCAATAAGCCTAGCACGAACTCCAACTCATCTTCGTCTGATTTTCTTAAATTCTTTGAAGAAACTGGCGGAGATTTTGAACTTATAAATAGCCTCAATCAGTCTGGAGGTATGAGATGAGCGTTATTCATGTTCCTGGGTCTAGTACAACTGACACACGAGTTACCGCTAGTAACCCATTGCCAATTACTGGAACCTTTTCTACTAGTGTGAGTGGGTTTATGCCAACGCCAGCTTATGCTATTTTGGCAGTTACAACTACATCAAGTTTACTTGAATTACCTGTTGGAACTACAATAATTGTATATAACACAGGTGCTTCTGATGTTTATATACAATTGGGAAATTCCAGTGTAGTTGCTACTACTAGCAATGACTTGATAAAATCAGGTTGTTGGTTATCCTTTTCTGTTGGAACAGCTGCGCATATAGCTGCAATAACCTCGTCCGGTACATCTTCGATAACTGTATCCGGCGGGTCTGGGTTAGCTACAGGTGGAGGAGGAAGTGGAGGAAGTGGGGGTTCGGGCGGAAATGTAGTAGTTACTTCCTCTGTTCTTCCAGCCAATGCTTCACAAGAAACAGGCGGGAATTTAGCAAGTATTAGTATAAATCAGGGTGCTAAAGCAGATACAGCAGCTACTGATAGTACGTCTTCTTGGTCAGAAATTGCATTAAGTAAAGGAAATTTTAGTAAACTTGAGGCTATAAGAACTGCGCTTACGGCAGTAGTTCCACCTCCGGATTCTTATGCTGGTATCGGCGCATTAGGTCCATACTATGGTTTAACTGCTAGTACCTCTAGCCCGGTAATACTAGCTACCGTTAGGTATACTGGTGCCAGGGTTATGAAAATTAACCAGTATACAATTCAACCAGCCATAACTTCAGCTTTTACCACAGGACAATATATAACTGTTGCTATTAGGCGTGTTAACTCATACTCGGTTATGGCAACAGGTGGAACTGATGTTACTAGTTATTTTGGGGCGCCTAAATCAGCTACTACGGTAGCTATGACAGGGGTGGCTGCTAGAG